AGAGGTCATTGCGAAGTTTATCCGTGAGAACTCTGAAAAGTTTGAGTTCGTTAGTTCACATTCTTAAATTTTTGTCAATGCGTAACTTCTAGCGTAAAGCCCTCTAATGTTAAAAATCCATTGCCGACTAAATTGATTAATAGGTCATAACTCTTTTCACATCTACAGTCTGCTGGCTCTAATTTGTAGCGCATCACCTTATCCGTTGAATCATAACCCTCCCTCTCGCACTTAACGTCGCTTCATACTTGCCATACGAATCACTATCAAACTCGTCGGTGAGCGCAACCCTTAGCCTATTCCCGCTCAAAATATTTCTAACATAGACTCGCTTGTCTCCTACATAAAACCGTTTAAGGACACCGACACGTCTATCTGTGCGCAGTTCCACCTTAGCCTCACTAACCAATGTGTTACGCATAGTAAGTACAAACTCTTCTGGGATAGGTTCGGGTATTGGCTCATTCAGGGTCATGGTTAGCGTTTGGATGTTTGTACCCGCTGGCTTGAGGACTACCCCTTTGAAAATTTCTAGCGATTCAAGCTCTCTTTTAAAAAAGTCTATAACTTCAGATAAGGACGCACGCCCACCCTTTTCTAAGGAGAAGGAGATTACCACAGGCTCAGTCTCCTCAGAATTAGCACCAAATGTCAGAGTTAATTCAGATTTTTTATTTGGGGCGTAAAAAAAGGTGGTATTCTCGCCGTAAAATTTCAACGTGTAGTCATTTAGGCACTTATCGTATAGTTTCAGGTCTAAAACGAATGTATTGAAAAGTATTTCTGATTTGTATTTAGAAGCCGCCACTAAGCCCTTTTCAAAAATCTCGTTAGCATAATCTGCGGTCATAACGGAATCAGGCACATACGAAAATGTTTGTCTCTTTATTCCGTCTACTGTGCCTGTCGTTGAGGGGATATTGCTCTCCATATCCTCGTCTTTATCTGTGCCAGCGTAGCTAAAGTTACATAGCCATTTATGCGTCGTTAGGTAGCGGTTTCCAGCATCGTCCTCCGCTACACGCCAGACCGCTGGATAACCCCTGTTATCTAATTTATAACCAACTACCCTTGTAAACCTATCCATGTGCAAATTCAGGTTAGCCACTGCTAGACTTCCTCTTTTCCATAGATTCCCGCTTAACGTTGCCGAATATATCCACGCTCACATACTCTTCAACGTGGTCAACCTCTAAATAATTACTACCCTGTCCTGCGCCTTCTGGGTAGATACGTTCGCGTTGTCGCTTTTCATAGACAGTTACTGCTGGGATATTCTTACTCTCGTGCGTAAAAACCAGCTCCGGGCTTATAGATAAATTAGTTACTGATGCACTACTACCATCTCTGGCGAATATATAAATATCCTCTTCACAAATGGCAGAGGAAAATTTTATAAGAGGGAAGAGTTTAAAACTTTCTACCTTACTCGCTACAGCCCTGTCCTCTTCTTTTTTGAAATCAAGGCTATCGTATGCAAAGGACTCTACTAAACTCTCGTCCACTTTAAACCTATCCGCTTTCAGAGTTATTCCATCCAGTTGTTCTGCCCACGATACATTAACATCCTCCATATCCGACGTATTTTGCCCAATATTAACTATCTCGCCGCTCTGCACGGTATAGTTTAGAATGGCTGGAATAGTATAAATAATCTGGTACTCAGCAAAGTTAATTGGGTACTCTACAACCACTATGCCCCAACAAACTTTATCCGTCTCCAGCCAGCCGTAGGCTGTATTTCCTTCATCCCCTGTAGTAGGGCTATATTTACGTGGAGGGCTAACAGCGTTACCCTGAAAGTCATAGAAACCTGTGCTATTTACAATAGTTATAGCAGGGTCTGTATACCAATACTTTACCCTTACTCGTTTCGTTCCAGAGAATTCAATCTGTTCCCTGAATACATCGCTAGTATTGCCGCAAAATTTAACTTGGGTATGATTAAAAACACTTATATTGCCACTTATTATAGTTCTGCTATCTATTTTTTTACCCGCAAAATCTATAATCATATCCCATATACCAGCTTGCGGGGCTGTCTCCCCAGTCACTGCGGACTCATCTTTTTTTAATTTAAGGCATTCCAGTGTAATCTGGGACTGAGCACCGTCTGAAAACACCCGGAATATTTGCGATCCATGCCGAAGTATTTTTAAGTCGGCTTGATACAATAGTGCCTCACTACTATCTGTGTCTGTACTGAACTCAGATAGTCCATTTGAGCGGTTTAGGTAGGTATCCCATGCGTAGGTTACGAGATTTTCAGGCAATGTATGCTCTAGGCACGTAACCATAGGTGCTATATACAGTGGATTAGCATTTCGCTTGTCATTGACTGCAACAACCTCCATGTTAAAGCGATCAGGTTTGCGAGTTTGTCCAATCTGTGTCGAGAATGTTGTATATGCCATCTAACAATATTGACTTAATGAGCCAGTGGCCTCGGCTTCCTTAATATCACCGCCGATTATTATATGAGCCTTTACTTCGTAAGGGGGGGCACCGTATGATTCCATTACTTTTCCCGCAGGCAGGCATACCTCACATACTCGTGCAGACGTGGTGAATTTGACAACAGCGACACCGTATTTTTTAGCAGAACTTATGCCCGGCGCAAGCCTTACGGTTCGTCCATCTTCATCCAGAAGGAGTGCACCCAGATCGGCTCCAAGCCATTTACAAATACTTATGCCGCCGCTTGGGGCTTTAGAAAGTGTCGCCGAGGATGCTCCATTTACAAATTCCAACGAATCTACCACCTCTATGGAGGTGCTACTAGACTCTCTAAAGGAAGCACCCGGAACAGATTTAAAATTCCAGTAAATTTCTAAGGGACCTTTCCCTGTTGTGTAGATCAACACAGATACATTCTCGCCCAAATCAAAACCACTAGTCTTGCCCAGTTTTGATTGATTAAGTCCATCAGGACGAGTATCCACCTCGCCGGATATAGAAACTTCTTTCTTTCCCCGATTGCCAATTTGGATTGAAAATGATGTTGAGGCCATATTTACGCACTCCCGCTGTAACCGTTAATCCAAAACTGCGCAAGTTCTAACTCGCTTGGTTCTGCGCCAGCAGGCACGTCTAACGTCAAGAAAAATGGCAAAGCGCAGGGGTTTGTGTGGATTTGAATAGAATCCCCAGCCGCCCAGTTTCCAGCACCATCATTAGTCCAGAATTCCGGCGCAATCATTAAAAATGCTTCGCCCGAATTATCAGTAGGCTCCCAAATGTTGTTTTTATTGCCGCCAATTATCTCAATACCCTCGATATTGGATGCCGCCTGAAAAACAGTGGTGCTATCGAAGGTTATTGTAATAATTTGCGTTATAGCACCTTTGTTTCGTGGCGATAATTTAGTTATATCGTAAGTGCCATGTGCACTCGTATTACTCGTCACCGCAAACGTACAAGCAACATTGCCGAAGGTGGCGCAACTAGCGACTCGCGTGTAAACGGTTACAGCATTCAGGGTTCTCTGCGTTGCATAGCTATAGCGTAGCGGTTCGCTAACCGTCAAGATAGCTACGTCGCCATTCCAACTCACTGCCGTCACCTGCTTAAACTCTAAATGCCCAGTATTATCAGTTGTTAAAGATTTGTCTGTGATCGCAATACGGTCACCCGTTGCGAAATGCCCATAACCAACTCCGCGCGTAGCAACCCGAATAGAAGTTGTATTGGTGACACTATTGTAGGTGGGTGCATCGTATAACAGACCTGTCCCATACTTCCGTCCTGCACCTACATCTGCCCATACATTCGAAAAATCCCCCTTTATAATACTTTGAACATAATTAAAGTTTGAAGCGTTACCCATAAACACAGTGGCATCACGGTAGGTCTTATTGTCTTGGTTCTCGATGTTGGCGAACAACTTTGCCCGCATCGCATTAACCCCTACAAGACCGTCGAGTCGTTGCGATTCCTCCACGTCTGGAAAAACGTTCCCAATGGTGTTACTCACAAGCGTTATTGCTTTATTCATACGACCCCCCGCGCTGTTGGTTTGGGTAGTATCCACAGCCGGGTGTATGATTATCTCAGATGATTGAATTGCTGGCATAATTTTAAACGGTAATTAAGTTGATTACTCCATAATAAAAATCTTGGTCTACTTTGTTATAACCCACTAAGGGTTTGAATTCGTAAGGCGTTGCGCTATGGTCAAATAGGACGACATAGAATATATCCTCCCAATTCAGCGACATTGTTCGTCCCGGTATCTCTGCTAACTGCATAAGCTCAGAAACAGCCGAATAATCGAGCCACGCAAAGCCCTGTTCTAACTCCAGATTAATCGGGCGACCGCCGTATAATTTTTGGGTGGTGTATACCACTGTACCGCTTACGGTACGATTCACGCTCTGACGCACGGGTGCGTAATTGAACTGATTAAGCCAAACAGTCTCCTCTGGCAGAATCACGCTACCCAGTTGCTTCATAAACCTTTCTTTAGCGCGTAAATGGCTTCCACAAAGCCTCGCAACTCTTGACGTTGGCTCATTAAAGTCTTCATTTGTCCTTGCTTCTGACCAATTTGCCAGTTAAAGTTTATCGTCTCCGTAGACCCGCCAGCGGCAAATGCTACGGGCTGTAACGACGGGATGGATGGTATTGGCAAGTTTACGGGACCACCGAGCGCAAATTTAGGCAAGTCTGGTAATAATCTCAACAATCTATGTGGCTTAAAATTAAGTACATTTAACAAGCCGCTGAACTTTCTTGCACTCTGCTTGTTGATGATATACTCTCCAGCCTCCAATAATGCGGGAATACGGTCGCCGCCGCCATAACCAGAGAGTTGTCCACCACTTTGGAATCCTTGTCCCCCGCCCGCGCTAGCATTCCCCTCCTGCTGAACCTTGATTTTTACTACTTTGTCTTTCAGTTCGTCCAGTTGGCTTTTTAATTGAGATACCGCGCTTTCTGCTTGCGAAATGTCCGCCTCTATCTTAACTTGCTCTGCTTTCCCTTCCTTACCAACTTCCTCACGGAACTGCTCTGCCGCTACCTTAGATTTCTCTAGTGCCGCTAAAACAACGTCAGAGCCTTTTTGCAACCCTTCGATAGCGCGGTCAGAGTCTTTCAACTGTCCGGATAAATTTTTTACCTGTTCAGCGAAAGCCTTCGCCGCCTCGGTATCGCCGGCCGCGAGGGCTTCCTGTGCCTTCTGTAGCTTTTCGTTTATCTCTAGCTCAATATCTGCCTGCTGTCCCGCTTCGGACATTTTGTTGCGACGTAATGCCCTAATCTCATCTTCCGTGCTTCGCCGCTCATTAAGTATACTCTGCTGTAAATCAATGACTTTTTGAGTCAAATCTTGCTCTATTTTGATTAATTCGTCGCTACTGAGTTTAGCTTGTCGTACGGTTTCAATGTTATAAGCCGTCTTGCCTTGTAACATCTTTTCGACGGCTTCTTTAGCCGCCTCAACTTGCCCTTCTTCTTGCTGTTTATAGAGCTGGTCTAAGGCATTCTGTTGTCGCTTTAACTCCGGTTCTAGCTTTCCAATCTCTTGGTTGTAAGCATATAGACTCTCTGTATTAACTTCCCATGCCGCGGACTGCTCGTTGTAAATGAGTGTACCGTCCTTAACAAGGTTATTAAAATCGTCTAGGCTGTTGATAGCTATACCAGTAGCCTCCGATACTTTTTTCAAACGCTCGTCTAACGCCGACTGAGCGGCGGCCGCTTCTACAGCAATAGCTTGAAGCAAACTATCCCGATATTGATTAACAGCATAAGTAGCACCCTCATAAACGGCAATCGCACCTAAAACTGCAATACCTACCGGCCCCAGAGCAAGTATGAAACTTTTAATAGCCGTTCCCACCGCAAGCAATGCCGTTCCAAACATCCCCAACGCGGGCACGCCGGCTATTTGCAAGTAAATTATCCCTGCCGCTAAAGCCGCTAATGCTATCTCAGCCATGGGCAACTCGGAAATAAATGCCATGATCTGTTCTTGAAATTTCATGAACACATACGTTAAGCCGATAATGACGTAACCCACGGGGCCGAGCGAGGTAAGCACGCCTGCTAGCATAGAAACAATAGGTAGTGTCGTCATAGTGGCTAAACGCAATGCTAGTAGTGCCACGATATTCCCGCTTAAGGCTGTTTGTAGATAGATAAAGCCCGCTACCAATGCCCCCACCGCTATTGCACCCAACACCGGCGTTAACAGCGACAGTGCTTCTGTAAACGAGGCCACGTACCCGGCCGCATAGCCACCGGACTCGGCAAACGAACTGAGGGCTTCCGCCGCGCTAAATGCCATATTAATGAACGGACTCATCCCAGCTACATAGCCAGAAACCGTGTTAATCATGGTGGTAATAACGGAGATGAGTAGCTGTATAACCCGTGCTAACCCCTCTGGTGCGGTTAAATCAATATCGAAAGCACTTCTTATAGTCTCTTTAAATAACTCTAAAGCGGATACGAGTCCAGAAAAATCAACTAACTGAAGCGCGGCGGGTAAGGCTTGCGCAATCCCCTGTAAAAAGTCTTTTATTTCGTTCGAGGTTGTAGTCAGGAAATCAAAAAAGGCATTACCACTCGTTACGGAGTTATTGATTTCTGTACTCATGGTGTTGAGTATAGAAATAAACCCCTCAGCAACCGGAGTAACAGTCCCCGACAACGGGGATTCAAAAGACACCTGCAAACTTCGGTAGGCATTCTCTAGCCGGGTAAAGGTTTGAGTGATATTACCACCCATCGCTTCCGCCGCCCCGCTGTACGATTCAAGCGCAGTGATGAGCGTGGTCTTCAGCATCTCGCTACTGACCTGACCATCGTTGACCATGCGTTTAAAGCCACCTGCCGCAACGCCCGCGGCCTCATCAAGAGCCTGCGTTAAACCCGGTAACGGCTCTGTGATTTGGCTAAATTCCTCCGCTTGCAATTTACCAGCACTCAAGCCCTGCGCGAGCCCGAATAATGAAGACTCCAATTGTTGGGTAGAGGCTCCAGTCATTGCCGCCACATTACTCAACCCTTCCAAAACAGTTCTAGCCTCTCCTGTCGTAACAATACCAGACTGTTCTAAATTCAGGAGTTTAGCGTATGAATCTGATAGTACATTAAGATCGGTGCTTAATGTGTTGGCGGTTTGCTGTAGGTATTGTTGCGTTTCTTTATACGCTTCCGCACTACTGGTTAACGCTTGTAAACGGCTGTTTATTTGCTGAGTTTCGGCAATCGCCCCAATGGCACTTGCACCGAACGCCGCCGCTACCGCCCCGGCAACTGCTCCAACTTTCGATATAAAAAATATGTACTCGTCTACCGCATCATCTACCGCAAATGCAAACTCGCCGATTTCCTTAAACTGGTCGGCATAAGCCCCTAAATTTCCTGTGATTAGGATTTTACCTAGTCCACTACCGGAATTCGTCAACCTATCAAAAACAGCAACGCCCGCAGTCCCAGTAGCCACCAATAATCTTCCAAACCCGCCCACCTCATCCGCGGCTTCGCTTATCGTGCGCAGAAAATCCCGTGTATCCGCGCTAAAAATGGCGTTAAATAGCAGACTACCGACTTGCATGCTTTACTACACTCTTAAAAAAAGACCACCCATAACTAAACACTTGATTATGTCCGCGTTCTATAAGAATTACGCAGTTCCTTTCAAGTTGCCATTGTTCTTCATTTGTGACATTACCTTTTGTGCCCCTTGATTTATTAAGTCCAAAAAATCTTTATGTAATTTCCTAAATGCTTCAACCACATCCATAACCTCAGATAGGCTTAGGTCGTCTAACCGTTGTTCGTTAGGTAGTTGTAGAATATCGAATTTATTCAATACCCGCTCTAAATCTTGGTTAGCGGGTTGTAATAGAGAGTGCCCTTGAAACTCACCCCCTTCCGAGAAGTCGCTAATCAATTGTCGTATTTGTCCGACTGTCAATTCTCTGACGACCACCGTACCGCCAGATACCTCTACTGTGCTGATTAATCTCATTTTTTAACCTATGGTTAGGGTGTAAGGCTCGTCTTTGCCCGCCGGCAATTCCAACGTCCCGCTTAATTCTGAACTCACGAACTCGTCACCTAGCAAATCCATTGCAGAACTGGGTGACACTGCCCATCGGTGGGCATGAAAAACAACTTTCTGTCCGTCTGCTTTATTAATGCCGTCAAGCATGACCTCGCATTTGATGATGGATTGCGTATTGCCCTTTACAGTAAATGCGTTAGACGCGGCATAGGTATAAGACACCTTGATAGACGCGCTGTCCGCAATAACGCCCGTGCTAAGAGCCGAAATCCAACCTAGACTCAGATTAAGCTCATAATCCGTCCCTTCCGTGTAAGTGGTTACGCCGGTTGAATCGGTTACGGTAACAGCCGAGATATTCTGGTGCGCAAGGGCGATAAACTGATCGTGTGTTACAGTAACTGCCTCATCATCCACTGTGCTTCCCGCAACAGTCTCGACTGTAACAGTACCCATTAGAGCTATTGCTAGCATCCGTCGCTCTGCTAGCTCATCCACTGTAACGTTGAATTTGGGAGGCTTTGGGATAACCACACTATCCAAAGCCGTTCCGTAACTCCCTTTTTGCTTTGATAACCGTTCTTTAGATTCGGTTTCTATTTCTATTTCTGCTTTCACCGCATTGCCCGCGGCGACAAACCCGATGTCCACCGGGTCTGTGAGTCTTTTTAAATATAAATTACCTTCAAGTAATAATCCGCTCATAATGTTATCCAATCTAGGTTGATGACAAATTCAGTTTGAAAGAGTAACGGGTAGTAAGCAAAACCCTCATGCGACCACGGATTTGCCATTGCCCTTACTCTTTCAAGCTCTTTGTAAATTGGTAACCCGCTTTCATTTGCCGTCAGCGGTTTCCAACTCTGTAAACCGGCTAATGTTCGGTAGATAAGGAGTCCCAACTCGTGCCGTGCTAACGTATGTCGTTGCAAATCGGCTGTATTTCTGACGGCGATAGTGGCGTACCACTTTTGCTGTATCCTCTGTTCACGACCTTTGCAAACTTGATCTGACGGGTTGTCAGTGGCAAGGATGACATGGACAGCAGGCACAGGTTGCTGATTGAATTTAACACCGGAAACATCTGCATTGCCCAGTACGTGTACGTTAGGTAGTACCGCTCTCAAACGCTCTATGATGAGTATCTCTAGTTCTAAGTAATTCATTTAGAATTCTTTTAAGGTATCCTGCGAGAATAAGCGTGTACTTGTCGTCCATTGGATGCCATTTGATACTGGCGCGTTAGATAAGTTAAGCACTAACTTGCCGCTAATAATGTCATGTAAACGTTCGATAACTTCCCGATAACGTATCTTTACAACATTATCATTCTCCAGCGTCCCATCGTCCCACAAATTGTACCGCGCTACATCGCACGCCGCATTGATAATGGAGTCCGGTGGATTCTCTAAAGGCACGGCGTATAACGCTGTAGACAGGTAATCATCTATCAACGAGTTAGCATCTTTGCAAGCCCGACAAAGTTTGCGTAACCCTTCTCTCGCCAACTCAACCTGAGTTATTTCGTACACGGCGACGGCGTTGACTGAGCCTGTCGAAGTCTGAGAGAGCAGAGCTTGAAATAGCTCTAACGGCACAAACCCAGCGCAGGCGAGCTCTGCCAACTCTTTGAGTTTAAAACGTTCTAGGAGGGTAGCTATCGTGGCATAACCGGGTTCTGATAAGACTACGAAAAGCGTTTTAACCGCCATTACTGACGCAACTCCTCATCAAGTTCCTGAAATAGATCATCCACCTCATTCCTATCCGGTACGGTAAATCCAATCGCTCCAGCAATGGCTAAACCAGTTCCAACAATCCCTAATGCGGCTTCCAAACTAATGACCAGACCGAATAACGTTCCTAAACCGGTCACCAGATAGACAAATCCCCTCCACGTGGAAGGCTCTTTTAAATTAATTTGTAGTTTCATATAGTGCTTGCTCGATAAATTTGTAAAAACCCCGCCACTCTAAAATCTGACGGATTATCTTCGTCGCCTATGCCACTGGCGTTATAAACTGTTACTCGCAATGCTAGCCCTTGATTTAACAAGGTTCTGTCATTCGATATGAATTGCAGATTCCCAGTGCCTAATAGCGCACATTTCTTAGCAAACGCCCCCACTTTCCCATAAGTCTGGTGAATAATATCCACGTCTAGGTATGCGCCAAGCGGAGCCCCGTCACTCGTAACGAATCCGTCTTTAATATAAACATCTTCAGAAAAGATAATGTTCGCGCTCTTACTCACGGTATTTGCGTTTAATTTAAATAATAGCCGTTCGCCGTCCCCGATAGCCTGATAATCGCCTGCCCCAGCAAAAAACGTCTGCGTCCCAAACGGTTTTGGGCTTGGATAGACCTTCTCTAAGCCATCCTCTGTGCGGGTCGCTGTCTCACCCATTAATCTAACTCCGGCATATTTTTAAATCCAAACACGCAGATTGTAAAACTCACTAAACTCGAAAAATTATCACTCACAATACTCTCCAATTTATCGACATTTCCTCGTCCTATCCTCAAGCCGTAAGGTACTTTTTCAGCAAAGTCAGTAAAGATGATAATGGCATCACTATTCCCAGACCAATTTACTATTTGAAACACGGTAGTAGCATCACCGAAGGGTCGGTTAGCCCCCAATTCGATGATTGCCTGCCCGGTTGTTTTCACATTTCGGGCGAGGTAAGTAACATCTCCGTCCTCAGTTAATTTCAGATTCCAACCGTTTGGCACAGTAGCTATATCCCCAAAGCGGTTGTGAGCCGCTGAATTACAAGCTATAGCCATAACTAATTGAGTGATATGAATGTCGTAATTAGGGGACGCGTCAATAGCAAATGACTGTGGATTTAATGAGCCATTAACCGCCATGTTTGCTTGCCCACTACCGCTTTTTAAGAACGATTGGAAGTAGCGAACGCGGTTCGGTGTGCCCGGCGGCGGTGGATAAGGCGGAAACATACTCACTCCCGTAACCTCTTCAAATGCCTTGAATTCGGTTATAAATCCTTGAGAAACCTTTAACGGTCTAGGCATTAGGTAGCTAGTAAAATGGGTTGTTGCATTTCTGTATCTATTTCTGTTGGACTTAATACCGTTCCAACTATTTGCACAACCTGCCCACTACCGGCAGGTGGTGTTGTTACTACTCCACCGGGTGTGGTAGCTGAAAGCCACGCCGTACCTGCCACTGCGTCGAACCCACTAACCTGATCATTAATACCCTCTAAATAAATCGTAGCATCCGCGCCACTCGACACGTTAGCTTTCGTAAAGCCGTGCGCATACTTTCCAGTTACACTCGCATCCGCTTTCCTACACCGCACGTCTGACGCAGTGTTGTCGTAATAAATATTGACGTAATTTCCAGCTGTTAGTGCTTCAGCCGCTTGGACAATTTTCACTTGGGGTGTCACGCTCGTTGGCATCAACGTTACATCAAACCGCCCCGATGCGTCAGTTTGGGCGATTTTATTGCCATCACTAGTGCCACTCGATGTGGTAATTGGGACTAGCTGTTTTAAGTAGCCATTAATAGTATCTAAAAAAGTTGCCATATTTCTTCCTTAACTTAGTTCAATTAGTTGATTCAATTCAATATCAAGTGTGTCTGGGTAAACGGCCTTGCCGATTTTTAGGCTGAAACCAGAGATAGGTACTTCGGTCGTGAGTTTGCCGGGCTCCTGACTGAGAAAATAGTCTTTGCCCACCTCCAAATAAGTCGAACCGATTACTACTACCCAATCTTGCCGAGTAACAAAGCCATCCGACGAGTAAATAGCTGGCGTTCCAGCGGGACTCTGCGAAATCGCTAAACCGACGGCGTTGGCTTCCGTCGAAGTGAGACTAGCACAGGCGAGTGCTAAACGACCATCGCTACGAATATACACAGCGTTACCGGGCGTTAAATCATCCGCAGTGCTCAGCTGGTAGGGTGTTTGTTCTGAAGTCTCTTGTTGGTTAGGTGTGGTGAGTCCGCAGTCACTTATTGAGAGTCCCCCAACCGGAATAATTATATTGTCTCCTGTGTAACAGAGGCATGGTGGATTTATCGCGCCTGAGAGGGCAGTGGTGCCACCTTTTAGATCAGATAGGACTCTTACTATGTCCAAACGTCCCCAATCGCTTAAAGCGGCTGGGAAAGCGATTTGAGCGGTATTATGTCCGCCGCTATCAAATTCAATAGGTTGCCGCGCGTATTCTTGAGTGGAAATCTCTTCAACATCTCCACCGGGCTTCTGTTTAAATAATGCGAGGAACATCACTATTCCTTCTTACTGTTATCATTCCCATTTCCATTTAGTCCAAATTTTTTTATTATCAGGTTATAAGCCATTACCCCTGACACGAGCATGCCCAATTAATGCGATCACAATTCCGCCGGCGATAACTGCTTCCGCACTGTCTGAAATCATGTATTTAGTCAACACACCGCCGACCACTGAGACCGCCGCTGTTAATATGAAGTGGGCGTATAACTTCCTAAAATCTTTACGCTCACTACCAGTCTCTAATTCTTCTAAGGAGTAGCGGCTAATTCCCACTGCCCCCCCGAAAATTATAAGCAAGAGATAAAGTATTAATGTTGACTGTTCCACTCATGTTCTTTTTCTATATGTTCTTGGAACATATTAAATTTCTGGTCAATACCGCGCATATCTTGACTTAACGCTTCAATTTGCGCGGTAAAAATGTATTGCCCAAGCACGATAAGCGTTGATAATATCAAGAAAACCAGCAAACCCGTTTTTATCCATGCACGTACGTTTCCAATGCGAGTCTTTAG